GGTTAATCCGCGTGATTAAAAAATCACACTTCGTTCTAAGAACGCTGCTCAACTTCGATATCGAACCAGTACTTTCTAAAGGTACAACTTTTATCCTTTCCTCCTCTCGAGGAAAGTATTCAAGTATCGTCGCTTCATGATCAATGAGTGGAAAAAGAGGAACTGTCGGCATGCAACACTCGATGCACGGATTTTAACCGTGTCATTGTGTTAACAAGACGGACTTCATGTCTTTTTCTTAGTCATTGATGGAACTGCTAGATGGTTTATCTTATATGAGCTATTTACAGGCGGCACGGACTAATATCCGTTCCATCACCTGGCCTACGCATGCTAGGTTAAAGCATGACACACCCTGTTAGGTGTGGGTTACGTAAAGAGAATTTCACTCTTAGTTGAAATGTCCATGGTTAACGATGATAGGATCATCGTCAACTGTGTCAAGATCAATTGGATCAACATCCTCATCCTCGTCAACGTTATCATCATCAGAGTTAGGTTCGATAATTTCGAAATCTATCTTCGGATGATGTTGACGATAGATCCACAAAAGTACATCAGCTAAAAGCTTATGGACTCGAGTAGGATCGGATAAGATGGAATCGACAATGAACTGCGTGTCTTTGAAGAAATAAAGGAGATGTGCAACCATAACCGCATACTGTTCAGATAGAACAAAGCTTGAAAGAGCTTTCTCTAGACCTGACTTATAACGGATGTGATTTACATCATTACCTTTACTATATTTCAACATTGATTTCTCTTTTATGAGATTATCACGACAAATTTGAAAAGTCGATTCGATCCAAGGATCATTCATCATGGCTCCGAATGAATTAATCATTTGAGAGGGGGAGATTGAATGAGACACCTTAACCTTCCTTCCTTGAGAGGAAGTATGAGCGACAGTGTATCTTGACTCTTGGGATTCAATAATGGATTGGAGCTCTCCGAATCTGGAAACCATTGCAGAGACGGAATCAGTTTCATTATATAGCGGTTTCGAAATCAACTTTGTTGTTGATTTAGAAAGACCACCAATAGACTGAGCCATCTTCTTTGCAATATTCCACATATAACAGATCCATTTGTCATATGTATATTGGGGAGATTTCTTCCATTGTGTCAAGAAGCTTCTTCGCATCATGGCATTATACGAGTAAGGAAACTCCATATTGCCTTTGAATTCGATATCAAAGGTAACAAAGAAATGTCCTAACAGGGTGACAGGGGATGTCACTGGGGCAACATTGTAAAATATTGTACCAAAAGTCATGGAAGCGAAGAACTTCGGATCTCCTGTACCATTGTCATCTACATAGAGCCAATCGCCTTTACCTTTTACGGTTAGGTTGGATCCAAGTTTGACAGTGGCAGGTTGTTTGCAGTCACGTTGAGAAACATCACGATAAGTGATGCCTCCTGCCCACTGATTTGAGGAATTTGTTCCGTCAGCAAATGAATAAATCATATTGCCGGGATAGTCTGTTCCAACAGTGGGGATCCAGTGTGCAGTAATTTCGTTGATTTTATACATTTGGTATAATTCAGACTGACTTGCACATCGAGATCCAAAAAAGGAGTCATCATCAGGATTGAGTGTTGTCACATACGCTGTGAACGACTGGGCACCTGTAGTATTCCCTGCAGAAGGGAGGGAACAGGATCCGATTGCTCGGACTCCCTTTCTCCCATCTGGGTAGGACGTGTCATACGTTTTAAGAGACGGAAGTGTGTGCTCAACAGCGTATGATGTAGGTATCTGTGTCGTGGTGACAACAGGTATGTTCTCACGGAGTTTTTCCATGACCACAGTATCGCCCACGGATTTAAGACTCCCTTTGTCCTGAAGGATAACTTTTTGAGTTGCATCGCTCTCACTAATATTACGAATAATATTTTTAGTGGTATCGACAACCTTCATAATGGAGTTGGGGATTTCTAGTAATCCAAGGGGATTGCCTTCGGCTAAGCTTGAAACGGTCTTAGCCACAGATTTTCCAGTTGACAATAAATCGTCAACTATGCCGGAAGGCTTAATCTGTTGTGAAGAATTTAAAAATCGGGGATTAGTCGATTGACTCTTCTTCACGGGAACACTAGAGTTCATTTTTCGAGGGTTAGGCAGAGCATGGGTGCCAACTGTCGGATTCACCTTCTGTTTAAGTGCAGAAGATTTACCTGAACTGGTGTTGAGTTTTTTGGTTTGATTGAGATTGTTAATCTTGGTCATTTTGAATATTCGGTATGGGGTTACGTACTTCTCGTAACGCTGGAGTGAACTTCAGCAGCCCCTCAAATGTCTCAAAATATTCACTAAATTTTGCTTCATCAAGGACTCGGTATCCGAGTGTCCATTGAGATAAGTATGCAGAATCTAGCAATTGAGTCTGATCAATCAACCGAGGTTGATCAACCACATCTGGGGACAGGAAGTGTTCCAGCTTGTCACGATGACAAAAAGAGGAAAGATCATGTAAAGCAAAGAGATCACTAAATTGACTCAGGATACTGTCGAATAGATTATCGATTGGATCACCCCACCCAAGGGGGATTCCAATTGATATTTCGATAACTCCCTTTTCTGAGAGCCAATGAAGCATCAATTTTGTGATATATGAGAGAACTTGACTTGACTTTATGTCAGGGCGCTGTTTCTCACCTTCTTTTTCTACTATAATCTTACGAGCAGAGAATTTCTTAGCAAAAGTGTATAATCGACTGATTAATTCACTATTTGTCCAAACTGGTTGAAGTTCTAAACCAAAGTTCCCTAAACAAGTCTCCTGGAAGTTATGACCTCCAAGATGCTTAGGCAAGAACAAAGTTCCGACATTATACTCTGTATAATACGAGACCGGTTTAGAACCAGCTAACACCTCTTCTACTGTATTTTCAATTCGATAAGTCTTCTTTGCAAGAGAATCAAATAACTTTTGATTCTTAGATAAGAAAAGATTGTGAATCCGATCAGGAAACAAATGCTCTGAACCTAATAAGTCCAGATAAACATCTGAAACATTATCTTTAGATAATATCTGATTAGTATTTTTCACATTACGATTGTAAAGTAGAGAGAGATTAAGATATCCAACATCTATTATATCACCTTCAAATTTCTCAAAAGATTTTGAATTGATATTTATGTTGGTCTCTGACTCTTTTGATTTTGTCTTATTTTGACGAAACCCTACGACTGTAGACAAACGATTATGAATTTCCTTCATATCGTGGGATCCACTGAAAGTACCATCATCACCATTAATGATTATATGATCGAGGAACTGACGAAAGTCATTCCAATTGAGAGTAATTCTCTCGCGACCAAAAAATACATTAAAGCGTTCTGGGGTATCAGTACGACGGATCAAAACCACACCGTCATCATCCATATGGATGATCCGAAGACCTCTATCTTCTAAGACAGAGGCAATTATCACTCCTAGGTTGAGATGACATAAGAGAGGAAAAGATAATGGATTACCCATCATCTGTCCTGAGAGTTGAATGGCACGAGGTCCATTTTCTCTTACAAGAGAATCAGATACACACTTTTGAAGAAATTTCTTCTCACTTCGTGTATAATAATTCTCGTCATCATCATCCAAGTCAAGCAAAGGATGGTTGTAACCAACCGAGACGAATTCAAATGTACGAGCGGAGAGAACATTGTTGAGAAAACAACGTTCTTCACCTTCGATTCGAAATTCATCTAGGATTAGATTGAGGCATCGAAGAGATGCATCAATAGTTACATAATTCGTGGCATTGTCATAATCGACCGAGAGCTTTAACGCTCCAGGCCCATCAAACACTTTACGAACAGAACCGCCATTCAAATCTTCGTGCGTAGAGAAGCTGGAATTAAACCATGACTTCAATAACACAGATTGGATATACCGCGGACCGTTTTGAAAGATGTAGGACTGTATCGTTAATGGACGGAGTTTAAATCCCGCTTCATTAAGGATAGTAGGTCGAACAAGTTCACAACCAGGAATTAATGGATAACCATCAATATCAACGGGAATGCTTCCAGGATCTGGATAGAACAAGGTGGTGTTCTCTCCAGTCAACGAGTATCTCCAATTAGATTGGAGATCATAATATGCTTCTTGACGAGCTTCAAATAAATCCACGGCATCAGACATTTTTATCTGAGTCATGGCATCGAAAGCAGCTTGGGACATAGTAGTCCCGGCGTCAAAAGCTTCATTATACTCATCAGGGGAAGCAGCGTTGAGTCTTGCAAGGTGATTATTCAAAATAATCGAGGAAACCTGGGTCGCTGTGCCCGTCTTTCCATTTATATCAGGATTTAGGGAAGTGTTTCGGGGTAAACCTTTATCAAGGACACGGATGCCTTGACCACTCCTCGCCTCATATGATGCTTTTGTTGAGGGAGCTCGACTTGAAATCTTTTCGATATCAAACTTCGGCTTAGTCTCATCAAAGACACAGCGAATACCAGCTTTGATGCATAACCAAACATGACTTTCATCAATATCAGAATGAGTATACTCCTTGGGAGGAGAAACTAATTCAGTTAGCGATTTTGTCACATTTTTAACTGCATCAAACAGGGAGGAAATCTCCAGTCCTTTCTTTGCCATTTCAACAGAATACAAATAGTAACGGGATCTAATAACACCATTTAAGGTATGGTCATGAGATCTCAATCGTTTATGAGCTTTTAAAAAGCTACCATGAATGATCATATTACTAGTCTGATTGAAATAGGATTTTAGAACTTGAGGGAGAGTTCCACGGATATAGGCTTCCTGGCATTTAAGACCAAGTAAGAGAATATCACGTAACAATCTCAAATTGTTTGTGTTGTCATACCAGTGACTTGCAGTTAGGAAGAGGGTGAGGAAAGTATCCATCACCTTAACCAAACATGTTGATTTATGACAAAGTAAATCACGCTGCAAAATAATGTCAGTGGTTTGTGTACAACTGTAGAGAAAATCTACTACACGAATAACGATTGCAACGAACTCTTGCATTGCTGGATAATTATCAGGATAATTAATCCATTTCAGGAAACATTTTTCAAGCGTTTCCCAAAATTTCGTAGGGAGTTTATCAATAATTAAACTGATAAATTCTCTGGAGTCTTGTACTCCTATAAGGTAATCCGGAACTCGTTCCGGAATGTATCTAAGTTGCTCATCACCATAAAGAATGGTGCGGTCGAGATTCTCACCGGGTTTGAAGAATGTATAATTGAAATTATTCATTTTTCAAGGCTTTTTTTG